CAGTTACTTCGCTCCACTCTTCTTTTTCTACCATTATTTTTTCTTTCCCGTTGTTTACGAAACAAACGATTTAACGATTATATTAATATATTATAGCATAATATTGTTATATCTACAAATTAAGCTGATCACATACCTAAATTAAATGTAGGATCAAGATCAGTAGGGTCTTCTACACGAAGCATAATCTGGTCATCGAACAAGAGAATAAGCCGTACTCCTTTATAAAATAGCTTAGTTCCTGTATGTTTACCGTAGCAAACATAGTCCCCTTCTTTACACCATCCGCCTTTAGGAAACTTATCCCGATCTCCATACGCAAGATCACCAAGACTTAGAACTTTACCAATAGTTGTAAGATAAGACATATCTTCTTTGGTAGAGTCTGGAATAATAATACCACCCTTGGTTAATGACTTAACCGAAACAGGGCGGACTAGAACATGAAAGCCGGGAAGTGATGGTAATACATCAGGGTCTGGCTGTTCAATAGGGTCTGTGATCCAGAGATCATTTTTAATAGAATTACCTAAATTTACTTGTTGCATTTTACTCCTCATCTTCGTCGTATATGCGCTTCTTTACAATATCAGTTAGACGGTCTCTTGCCCATTCTAGTCCTGTTAGTGTACCTACTATTTGCCTATACTCGGCATAATCACTAGAACTTCCATTACCAAGAGACACTCTTAGATTATTAATTTCTTCATTTAATGTTTGAACAAATTCGTCCCAGATAGTCATTACTTGAGTTTAGCAGGACCGGGAAATTCAAACGAGGACTTATCGAACTCGCCAAGGACACTACGATTTGCGCGTGTGCCATAAGACTCTTCCTTTACTACATCACCAAACGTAGCACGATTAGAAGACGGTACATGTGTAATGTATCCATCAGTAATACCTTTAACATCGGGCTTTACATGATCGTAATAGCCCTTTCCTTTTGTCATCATCGGTTGTCTCCTTGAAACTGTTTAAGAAATTCAAATATTTCTTGAGTTGTGTTTTCTTTTTCTTTACCTTGCTGCTTTTCAGCTTCAATAGCTAACTGTGTAAGAGCTTCAAGGGCTTTAATATCTTGCTTACTATTCCGATCTAGTTCGGCTTTCTCTCGTTTAAAGTTATCAGTAGAGTTAGTTTTCAACATACTAATAATCTGATCGTTCTCTTCAAGCTCAAGTTTCTTATTCTTCAGTTCCATATCAGCCGCTGAGATAGCAGTATCATTCTGAAGTTTCTGTTTCTCAAGTTCTACCTTGGCCTGTTCAAGTGCAACTAGCTGCTGCTCTGGCGACTGTGCTATGCCCATAGCCATGTTAGCATTAAGAACCTGCTGTGCAGCCTGTGCTGTAATCATCTCGATTACTTGTGGATCACGAGCAGCGTCTGGACCAGCTTCCTGCATCAACTGCTGAGTCATACCTGCTACCTGTTCCTGATACTTCATGACAGAGTGTTCCTGAATGTTAGCTTCAAGAATAGGACGCAACCTTCCCATGATAGGATTAGAGCCGTTCATAGGGTCTTGGAGGTAGGCCATCTTAGTCTGGATATGTGCATCATGGTTCTGACCGGGGAATGCCCCGATAGGGATACCCTTTGTTGCAGCCATGATATCAGACACTGGGTCCATAGCTTGAGGCTCAATCTTAGGAGGTAGTATCTGTTCTAGGTTAGGCATGTTAGCCGCATGTAGAATAGTTCTATTCAATGCTTCTAGGTTAAACATTCCCGGTGGGGACTGCTGTGCCATCTGTAACGCCATGTTAGCCAACATCATGCGATGGGCATTAGATGGAATGTTAGGATCAGATACAGGGATAATATCTACGCGACCATCAAAGTCTTTTCGGAAAATACTGCGAGACTCAAATGGGACATCATATGGATATTCGTCAGGCAAGTAATCATAGTTAATACTGGCAAGGATTCTAAATTCATCCTTCTGTGATTTATGTACTCGCTTATGAATAGCTGAGAAGAACTTGCTACTGGCTTCCAGCAATGCCATAGTTGTACCAACGGGTCCATAAGAGGCAGCATCAGAGATAACTTGCTCTGTGCTATCTGCAAACTTTTGTCCTGTCAAAGCTACAAACTGTAGCATCTGATATAGAGTTGAGGAAGGCTCTTTGTAGGGGAGGGGAACAATAGCCTTTGATAAATCTATACCGGTTGCTTCAACCTCTTTAAACTCGCCCGGACTGATTGGATCATTATCTCCAACAATCCTGACACCCTTAGCTTTAAACCCACCCGGAAGATTAGCAAACTGACCTGCGTCTATGAGAGACCGCATTGCTGCCGTCGCACTCATTGTCAGATTTCCAAGAAAATGAATTAAGCCAAGACCGTAGAAACCAAAACCGGGAACAAACCTGTAATGAACAAAGTGACTCCGCTTCTCACGGTTAGGATCGTCTTGCTCATAGTTTCTACGAATACTTAGTACCTGTCGAGAATCCTGCTCAACAGTTACAATATATGGAAGTGCTTCGTTAGCATCTTCAATGTCTAGATAACAATGCTGTTCCAGTAAGACATACTGAGGATCATTGTCATAATCAGGATTGAAACCAAGAATAGTATCAATCTTCTCTGCAAAAGAAGTAATCCCTGATTGAGAAGGAGTAGGAAGATCAGCATCTTGATATACTCCTGCATTGATATCTCTTTGAATATCTTTAGGACTACGATAGATTACATGCGTATATCTGTCAGCATTCCGAAGATCAGTAGCATAGTAAGAAATATAAAACTGGTCAATAGGAATAAACTCTGAGACAGGGCGCTTCAGTGTAGAGCTATAGTAAATCTTTTTAAACGCTGAACCAATCAAGGGGAGATGGAAAAGCATTCTTTCAAATTCGTCAAAGTATTCTGGCATCTGCTCAGTAACCTGATAGTTCATAAAGTTCTGAACACGGTTAGCTTGCATTTCCTTTTCAGGAGTAGCATCACCTAGAATATTTGCTTTTACTGGGCCACTTGCAGGAAAGAGTTCCTGTGAAGCCTTCGACTGAAACTTAACAGCCGATTCAATTAGTAGTGGGTGGACTGCCGTACATGCGCCCTCAAAAGGTTCAGAACCTTGCTCTAGCTTTAAGCCTAGCAAATCAAACCCACGTTCAAACATGGACTCCCATTCAGAACGGGACTCCTTATCTGCTTGAAAATTATCTATGACCATGCGGCCAATCTCAAGAAGCTCTTCTTCTTCTAATGTCTCTGTTAAATCACCGTACCACTCAGCAACTTCGTCAGTCGCTTCCATGCCTACAGCTTCAGTAAAATCTACAATGACGCCATCACCTTCAGGATCAATCTCAATGCTTGCTCCTGTTTCAGACTGTTCCATGAGAGGGATTATATTATCCTCTTCTTCAGGGATCGTGTCGAAAGGGTTACGTTCAGTTGCCATTATGCTGTTCCTTCGTTGGCGTTATCACTATTAAATCCTAACATTTCTGCACCTTGGCCGGGACCATAAATATCATTTAATATGTCTTCAAGTCGTGTACCAGCTACTCGTTGTGCGTTCGTTAATCGTTCAACTCGTTTGACTTCTACTGCTGTTACTTCTTCAATGGGGACATTCTTAAATTCTGCAATCTTCTTTTTAATGTCGTCACCACCCAAGCCGCCGAAACCAAGGGCTTCTGCGTCCATCTCGGTGGCAGTCTCATCGGCTGTTTCAGATTTACCACCAAGACCTATAGAATCAAGAAAGCTGCCAACCGTTTCGGCAAAAGTTCTTATTGCATATGTTGGTATAAAAGGACTAAGAGCCAAATCTAGTACAGTCTCTGGTTTAGAGAACTTATTCTTAAGTTGGTTTACAATTCCTTGAAGACCTTGTGCATTAGGAGAGGCTACTCCGGGTGCGCCGGGATGACCACCAAAACCCAGTCCGTATGATTGAGGGGAATTACTATACGCATCTTGCTCAGCTACTGCTTCAGAGTATGCTTGTTATTCTGCCTGAGCATTTGTCACCGCTTCTGCTGTATCGGAAGGTGAGGTATCAAAGCCAATACCTAT